TTTGACACTCTATCTTGTTATCACAATAACCGCAACTTTCAGGCTCTGATAACCTTTCCTTCCCAGTAGAAGGAGAGAGTATGCGCCCGTCAGATGCCGCATTAATTACACAATATCTTACGAGACTTGCGCCTCGTGGTCACACAGAGGAGCAAGAGGTGCTACGGTTGATATCAGTTCTTGGAGGAATCCAGAAAATGTCACACAATAAGGAGCAGAAAGTTGAGCGAGTTAAGTAATGAATTGCTCTCGCGTGGTCCAATTAATTGGGGGTGTGGTATTGCCACTCTCAGGGACGAACTTCACGGAGATGAACTAACCGCACTAAATACCGCATTAGAAAGAATTATGACTGACCCCGGTAAGGGTAGGTCTAAGGTATATTCTTCTATGTGGTTAGCGAATGTGCTAGTTAAGCACGGACATCAAATTAGCCGAAGCACCATAGAACGACATATAAAGGGGAAGTGCAGTTGTGGCAAGCCTTAGTGATGATCTAGGAACACCCCCAGCAAAAGCAACATTGGGAAAGATTGCGGAGTTATTAAACCGCAATAACATTGATGTTGAAGAAGTGGGATCAATCAAGCGCGTATCCCTCTACCAGTCACTCACTAAGAATGACCAAGGTCAGGCTGAGGTTCACGACCTCATGGGTATCCAATTTAATCCCAAGTGGGCTGAAGGACCTGATTGGCCCGTGGTACAACCAGGGCCGTCAATCAAACTCCCAGTACGCAAAGTAATACAAAGTAATACAGAGGGATACAAAGTAGCGGTTATCCTCCCCGACATGCAGATCGGTTACTACCGAAATGCTGACGGGAGTCTTGAACCCACCCATGACGAAGAGGCTCTCTCTATCTCCATGGCGATTATCAAGAAGTTGAACCCTGACCGAATCATCATGGTCGGTGACAACCTTGACTTTCCTGAGTTCGGTAAGTACCGTCTCAGCCCAGCATATGCAATTACCACTCAGGCGTCTATTGACCGCGCTACGACTCTGTGCGCTGAGTTACGAGCCGTCGCACCAAACGCCGTCATAGATTGGATTTCAGGTAACCATGAAGAACGCCTCGTCAACTTCATCTTGGACAATGCAAAGGTTTCGTTCGGCTTGCGTCGGGGGAACACTCCGGATTCTTGGCCTTGCCTTAGTGTGCCTTATCTATGTCGTTTCAATGATTACGGGGTTAATTATGTGGCTGGCTACCCTGCTGGACAAGTATGGATTAATCAAAGGCTCAAAGTCATCCACGGAAATAAGGTCAGGTCTAACGGTTCAACCGCCCACGCCTACCTCAACGACAGCAAGGTATCCGTCATCTACGGGCACATTCACCGTAGGGAATGGGCTGAACGGTCACGAGAAGACTGGGATGGGGCAAAGACCATCATGGCGGCGTCCCCAGGGACACTAGCCCGCTGTGACGGTGCCGTACCCAGCACTAAGGGCGGTATTGACCTAGACGGTCGCCCAATGACCATTGTGGAGGACTGGCAACAGGGTCTAGCGGTTGTATCTTATGAGGATGGTGAAGGAGCCTTTTGGTATGAACAGATACCTATCCATAATAAGACCGCTTTTTTCCGTGGTAAGGTTTACTCTCCGGAATGATTGGTGGGGGTCGTATGTCTGACAAGGAAAACCTTAAGGCAGTTGTTGTCGTTTGGGATGACGCCTTTGACGGACCTGGTGGTTGGATTGACCCAGCCAAATACGAACCACGCATTATTGACCCCATTACTATTGGCTGGGTTATAGATGAATATGCCGAGAAGTACCTGACCTTGTACTCGTCCTTCTATTATGACGATGATGGTATACTTATTTGTTCAAATCCTATGCATATTCCTCGTGGTATGATTAGGTCTATTACTCCCGTAAAGATAAAGAAGTCAGGGGACAGTTGATGGGTCTACGCCGTAGGAATAGAGGATCACGCGCTGATACTCGTCGTGGTGAATTGTCACCCGCTGAAATTGCAAAGCATGGACCACAAAAGCCTGATGATGGGTTTTCTATACGCACATCTGGTCGTGGTGCAGGTGGTCCTGCTCGTAATGTTCTTTCTGTTGGTTATGCACCCGAATCAGGTCGCGGGGCTGAAGTTCCAGTAGACCCCTCTGAACCTGCAACTACCCAACTTCTTGACTTTAACCGACGAAACGCAGATGTACTGGGTTCCCCAGGCGCAAATATGATTCAAGGTGGCTGGCATGACCCGTCAACTGGCATTGTCCAGCAGGACACCTCTGTGGCATTACCAAAAACTGCTGGTGGTCTTGAAGCCGCTATGCAAATTGGGGCATTGGGTCGTCAAGATTCCATAGGGAATGTTGGCCCTAATGCCAAAACCCCATATATCGGTGACATAAAAATTCCTACGCATCTACATCCAGAGCAATTTTGGCATGAGGGAACTTCACCCCTCGTGACAGATAAGGGCATTGACCCCACATCGGGACGACGCCGTGTAAGCATTCTTCCACCTCGTCAAGAAATGGTCGGCGTAGAAGCATCAATTTTAGCCGAACAACTCGGATTACCTAAGGATTAACCCCAATGCCCGTTGACTTTTGGTCACCATCCTATAGAGCATCATCCAGTGACCTCACGGTTTCTATCTCGCCTTTGGGCTTGGTGGAATTAGCCGATGAGGAATTTGAAGTACATGGACCGCGCCTAAACCGCTATTCATCGTGCTGGGCATGGTACCTCGGTCACCACTGGTCCTATCGCCGTGAGATGGGCGAACAGAACATCACAATGAACTATGTCCGCACCATGTCGGACTACATCACTAACTTCTGCTTTGGTAAGGGTATCCAGTTCAAAACGCCAGAACAAAACGCAGCCATCATCCCGCATCTGCTCCAAACAGTATGGGAACAACATAACTCTAAGCACTATGTCTTATGGGAAATGGGTCAGTTGGCTGGTGTAACTGGTGACTGCTTCGTCAAAGTCGCCTACGAAGAACCCTTTATTGACTCTGCTGGTATTACCCATGCTGGTCGTATCCGTATTATCCCGCTGAACCCAGCGCATTGTTTCCCCGAGTATCACCCACACGACCGTGATCGCATCCTGCGGTTCAAGTTGAAGTACCGCTTTTGGGGCACCAGTCCTGAGGGCACCCGTCAGGTGTACACCTTCACCGAAATCCTGACTGAGGATTCCGTGGAGCAGTACATCAATGATGAACTGATTGACCAGTACGACAATGCCATTGGTGTTATCCCGATTGTCCACATTCCTAACATGACTATCTCATCATCACCATGGGGTCAGTCAGACATTTGGGACATCATCTCTCTGAACCGCGAACTAAACGAAAAGATGACCGAAGTATCGGACATTATTAACTACCACGCCGCCCCAGTCACTATCATCACTGGCGCTAAGGCAAGCCAGTTAGAGCGTGGACCTAAGAAGGTCTGGGCTGGTCTTCCTAAGGAAGCCAGTGTGTTCAACCTTGAATCCAGCGGAAACATGGCTGGTGCACTGGAATACATCCAGTTCATTAAACGCGCCATGCACGAAATTACTGGCGTACCTGAGACAGCCTTAGGTCAGTTCCAACCAGTCTCTAACACATCAGGCGTGGCATTGGCTATTCAATACCAGCCAATGATGAATAAGTACAACCAAAAGAAGATTCACTTCACTAAGGGTCTAGAAAAGATCAACGAAGTAATCATCCGTACTGCGGCTGTATTTGAACCGCAAATGCTCCAGTACAACCCAAGTCTTGGGGCAATGCCCGAGCCTGACCAGGCATATGAACTTGACCCCGCCGACCCGCTTACCTACCAAACCCAAGTCCACTGGCCTGAACCGTTACCCGTTGATGTTCTTATCAAACTTAACGAAGTTCAAGCCAAGATGGCTCTTGGTTTAGAATCCAAGGAAGGCGCATTGCGCGCTCTTGGTGAAGAGTTCCCACGAGAGAAATTGCTTGAAATCTTTGAGGAATTGCGTGACGACGCATTGGACCAAGGTGCACTAGATATGGTGCGCGCTCAAATACAACAGGCAGTAATGATTACTACTGGTATTTTCCCCGGACAAGGTGGGGAGAATAGTGTAGTATCTGGTGGTGAAAACACAGCCGAAGGACAAGCAGGTCCTCCTATGGGAGAGATCGGTGACGCCGAAGG